TTATAAGTCAATGTGGAGCGGCTGGATGGACTGTTTGTGGACATCTTTCAAGGCCGTGATGGGGTTCAGCCGCACGGCATCTTCCAGGTGATCGGGGGCAAAGTGGGCATAGCGCATTGTCATCTTTATATCTGTATGGCCGAGGATACGTTGCAGCACTAGAATGTTGCCGCCATTCATCATGAAGTGACTGGCGAAGGTGTGGCGCAGAACGTGGGTGCTCTGCCCGGATGGCAACGTGATGTTGGCCCGCTTGATAGCTTTCTCAAACTCGGCATAGCAATCGTTGAATAGACGCCCAGGGCGTTTGGGCAGCATGGCCAGTAACCAGGGTGCTACTGGTACTGTCCGGTTTCGTTTTCCCTTGGTACGAGTGAACGTGATCCGACCCAAGCCGACTTGGGAGCGGCTGACTTTTTCGATCTCTGACCAACGGGCCCCAGTAGAAAGACAGAGCATCACTATCAGCCACAGATCCCGCTGCTCCTTGCAGGTATCGAGCAACTGCTCGATCTCATCCTGGGAGAGATAGGCCAGCTCGCTCTCCTGTACCTTGTACTGGCGCAGGTCGGCCAGCGGGTTGCCGCCACTCCACACCCCAAGGCGGGCCAGTTCGTTGAATACCGCCTGCAGATAAAGCTGCTCTCGGTTGATAGTGGTCGGAGTAACCTGCTTGCTTCGACCTGGGATATAGAGATCGCCCGCGAGTCGACGTTCACGATAGGCCGAGAAGTGCTCAGAGGTGAACTCGGTAGCAACCGGGTTATCCAGTGCTTCACATAGCCATATCAACTTATCCCGCCGCCGCGCCCCATCAGCCAACGTCTGACCATGGCGACCAAACCAGAGTCGAACCAGGTCAAGCAGGCGTTGTTGCTCTTGCTGCTCACTATCTGGTTCAGGTTCTTTTAGCCAGGGCTTGTTCGTCAGCTGGTGCCGCTCCCACGCCAACGCCTCCCCCTTGGTCATGAAGGATTTGCGCAGTCGAGGACCGGTCACTCCGTCAGGACGAACGTCTGCCCGCCAGGGCTTGGCTTGCCCATCAATCTTTTTGACTGTCATCACACACCGCCCGGGCTTGCTTGTGAGATGCAATAGCCTGTGCCAACAGATCACGGGCAGACTTCAACGCTACATCATCGCCAGTTCTGGCGGCGGCATAGAGCTGGCCAACAAACGCATAAGTGCGTTGCACCATGCTAGCCGCCTGCCGGATAACCACATCATCATCCATATGGCTGGTGCGAAGGCCGTTCATCGAATCGCTGACCGCAGATATCGCCGGATTAACAGTGCTGAACCGGTACTCTGCGAACTGGTGATAGTCGATCTGCTGGCCATCGAGCAGGCCACCAAAGCGCGCCATCACTCCATCCGTGACCTGGTTCATCTGCTGATAGATATCCTGCTCCAGTCGGCACTGTTCAGTGAGGGAAAGCACCCGCATAGCCTGGGCTGGTTGTTGGACGCTTTGCTCCTTAGCACTCTCTATCGGCGGCATGGGGGCATCAAGCGGAGCAGGCCGGGACAGCCAAGCGCCTGCGCCAGCAGCAAGGAACAACAGCACTACACCAGCCGCTGCTTTGCCTGGGCGAACCTGCGCCCGTTCCTCTTTGCTCATCTTGAGCACGGCCAGCGCATGGCTGATGAACAGCAAGATGCTATGAGCAGCCGCCAGCAAGGCCAACAACACCAGCCCGCCAGACAGCTCGATTTTGCCATCCAGTACCATGCCGAGAATAAAGAACCCGAGGGCTCCATAGAGGCCGATAAAAAACGCATTCAGGCGGCGTGTCTGGCCAAGCAACGCAGGTTTAAACAAACCAGCCACAGTCAGCAACAAACACAAAAGGGCCGCCAAAGCAGCCATCAACGAAAGCATGTGAACTCCTCAGAACTTCTTGCCAGCCCAGACCACCCGACCAACCAGATCCAGTTCGGCCAGCTCGGCTTTGCTCAGGTCACGGGATTTATACAGGGGGTTGTCAGAGATGATGCGCACCCCGCCCAGGTCAAACTGCAGGCGCTTGACGAACAAGCCACCATCGAGACGCAGCACATAGAGGCCATCGCGTGGGGCTTCTCCATTCTTCAAACGCACCAGGATCACATCGCCGTCATTGATAGTCGGCTCCATGCTGTCACCCTTAGCGCGGATGACCACCATCTTGGCCGGGTCAAACCCCTCACGGCGCAACCAGTCAGAGCGGAATGCCATCGGTTCGGCCATCGGCTCATCTGTTATTTGTGAGCCATGCCCAGCGCTGGCCTCAACCTGATATGCGGGGATCGTAGTGAACTCGTCGGTCAATTGAACGCTTTGAGCATAAAAGGCGGGCGAAATTGGCCAATTCGTTCGCGTGCCGCTAGAAGCTTCGTCGATGCCAAACACCAGCCAGTCAAAGGTGACTCCTCCTGCGCGCGCCAAGTTTAAAGCTCGATCAATAGGGGGAATGGTTCCTTCATACAAATAGCGCTTGAGGCCGCTATCGCTCATGTCTGCTCGTCGAGCAAAAGCGCGCAGTGGTTCGTTGCCTATCACCTTATTAAGTCGTTCTGAGAAGGATGACTGATCAAAATCAACCTTAAAAGCTTTCTCCGTAGTCATAAAGCACCTCATAGAACTTTATCAAGCTATTAAACCCCCTACCGCTTGACCTGTTAGCTTTTTAGATCAACAATTCACTTTGTGAGATTGAATTGAAGCTTTAGAGCTATATCGAGCCGTATTGAGCAACGTTTAAGGGGATCTATCATGTCAGAGATTGCACTCAAGATCGACACACCAGTCAAAACCATCGAGCGCTACAGCGCCGATACCGGCATTCCTGTTGGCACCGTTAAGAAGATGATCTCCAACGGTGAGCTGCAGATCATGCCGAAGCCCGGCCCCAAGCATCGCGTCCTGATAAACATGGTCGCGCTCTACCACAAAGCCGCCACCGCAGCCTACCTCCCTGCAACTTCCTGATTACTATGGCACTCCACGGAGCGAGAACCATGTTTATTAGTGGCGACTGCAAACATCCGCACTTCGAATCTGCATGCAGCAGATTCAAATCCAATCACGAAATAAGCGCGATTGCCCCATCTGCTGGTATTGATGCCCAGGTGTTGAGGAACAAGCTCAACCCTGACCAACCGCATCAACTGACGGCAGCTGACCTCATAGCGCTGTATCACGCCACCGAAGGGGACGAAACCCTGTTGGACGGCATGCTGCTGGATTGTGGCCTGACGGCTGTTGCGATCCCTCATGCAGACCGGGCCCCTTCCCTGCCCCATCAGGCCATCGATCTGAACGCCAAGATTGCCAACATAGGCCAGCGGGCGCTGGAGCTGACCGACCGGGGCCGGATCACCCGCTCCGAGCGCAACACTTTGGTGAGCGTGGCCACCTCGGCCATGGGTTCGCTGGCCATCCTGATCCATGACGTCGAAGCCCGCTTCCAGGCAGTACCGGCTCTGGCCTGCGCGTCAGACATCCTGTTGCAAACCATGAGTATGTGAGGAGAGCGAGATGCCATTAACCCCGCAAGAAGAGCAGATCATCCGCAATACAGCTTGGCTGGACCATCTGCATGAACAGTTCGAGATCAGTAAGAAGAGTGTTGGCCGTGAGTGGTCGGCAGTGTCAGTGCGCCAGCGCCGCGCCATCTGCTTCGATGCTCAGCTGCGCCCCTCTACCTATGCCGAAATGACCCTAGAGGAGATGCAGCCAGCAGAGCGAGAAAGCATTCGCCAAAGCGTGATTGCGCTTGGGATGCAGAGCCTGTTCTCAGGTGGGTGTGATGCCATCAGCTGGCAAGCCGCCTTTCGCTGTGCAGCTGATCAGGCCACGCCGGAGAAGAACAAACGTGAACTGCTCTCTGCAGCGCGCCTGCGGCAACAAGCCCGCACCATGCGAAACATCAGTCATGTCCAGGGCCCACGGCCAATCGGGCAATAAAAAAGCCCGCATTAGGAGCGGTAACTCCAAGCGGGCCGGTATCAACAACTCTCAAGGAAGTCGACATGACAACTTTAGCTATCCCCTGCGCCTTGCGCAACCTTCGCATCCAACAACGCAAGCTGGCGGGCCGGTATGGCGCCCGTCTTATCCGAAACCCTGACTGGATTGCAGCCGCCGAGCGCCCCACCGCGTTGGCTTGGGTCTCTCTGTTCAGCCGTATCAATCCCTGCCCTCAACAAGGAGCCTGACCATGAATGCACAACCTACCCAGATCAACCTGCTCAACCACCATGCCGCCAAGCGTCTGCGCCAATTGCGGGAGCGGCTGGCCCTGAGTCGTCCGAAGTTTGCCGATCAGTTGGGGATCCCGCCCACCACACTCAAGAACTACGAGCTGGGATACCGCGAGATTGGTGGCGGCCTGTTCTTGCTGATGGCTCAGCACCCCGAGTTGAAACAGCACACCGACTGGTTGCTGACCGGGCAAGCCCCGGCGACCACCGTCCAAGAGGAGGCATGACCATGGCCGCCATTTTGACTCGTCATACCGTACCCAGCATCGCCGAGGCAAGCGCTTACCTGGTCAAACAGGGATACAGCAACTGCGGCACCACCTGGCTACGTGGCCAGCGCCACTATGCTCGCCTGGAAAACCTCTGCTCTGGCCGCGTTCGCATTGTCGAGGGGGTGGCATGAGCAAAATCTTCCATCCCATCAGCCAGCAGGCGGCCGCAAAAGCAGTCGCCGACCTACCCAAGCAGCTCGCAGCCAGAGCCCACCGCGCTAATGCCTATCGCGGTAACGAAGCCCCGGGCTTGCGGGCTCAAGCCCAACTGCATCAACGCTGGCATCTGCTGTTCATCCGCCTTAACCGGAGGGCTCACTAATGAGCGACGCCATCACCATTGCTCGCCAAGCTCCCAAGCTGGTCGAAGGGCTGCTGGCCGACATGTTCGCCGCCAACGCAGAGGATAACCGCATCAGTCTCGGCGGCGTCTATTCCGGTCAGCAATACATTCAGATCCAGCTGGTTGCCACCAGTAACCCGGCGGCACTGCTGGGTGATGACGGTAACGAGGAGGATGAAGAAAACGTGGGGTCAGCGATGACCCCCGCTAACAACCAACTGACCACCCACTGGCTGGCTGCCCGGGGCGAGTTCATCACTGCCGGTGGTGAGGCCAGAGGAGATCGGGATATTTCCCGGGAGCTGCTGGCACTCGGCGCCGTGCGCTCTGTCTACTGGTTGGCTCTGGGCCAGGGAGAAACTGCACTGGCCCGGGAGATTGGGCAGTGGTGGCAAGAGTGCGCCCCGCTACATGGCCAGGGGGAGCACATCCGATGAACTATCGCCTGCAACAGGAGATGTCTCACCGGCTTCATCGCTGGCAAGACACCCATCGTGAAGACGCAGCCCGGCTGCGCTTCTACCAGCGGGAGTTGGCCAACACGCGCCAACTGCCTGCCCGCCCCCATGCCAGCATCAAGCTGCTGCTACGTCAGTGCGCGGCAGCCCGCAAGATGAAACGTCACGCCGCCAGCACAGTGATTAGCTGCACACGCAACATCAGAGATTTGTCCGGAACGTTCCCCCAATGACCCGCACCATAGCAAAGCTGCCGCTGTCCAAACGGACACTGCGGCAGCGTATCGACACCCTCTCCAACTCCCTGCCCGGCGTCAATCTTGACGCCGCATTCATTGGTGCCCCCGGTCAATATGACCTGGTGTGGGCGGTGCAGCTGCTCGATGGCTTGTCACCTTTACTCACCCAATCGCTGTTCAAGTCATATGTACGTCGCCGCAAGGATGGCTCGGCCAGCAACTGCCGCAGCGCCAACATCTGGCTGCGTGAGCGAACCAAGTGGGTGCGCAGCTTGATCATGGTGATCCCGGTCGATACCCATCACCTCCGTGATGAGGATGGCCGCAAGCGGGTGGCTCATCAGTTTGCCAACCAGACAGCCGCTATCTGGAGCCACGTCGAGCGGCGTATCAAGGATGAGGAAGAACCCGATCTGATGCAGACCTGGGAGGCGATTCGCCAGCCTGCCGATCAGTGGGGGTTTGTCGGTGTGATGCCCAAGTTCAAGACCGACGAGGTGCGTGATAACTGGATCTTGAGCGTGATGGTGCGCCTGCTCTCAGCCAAGTGGTGGGAAAAGCGCATCAACCGCACCTGGGATCGTCTGCAGGAACACATCAACATCCTGCTCGGTAAGGTGCGCAAGGGGGTCTCTGCCTACATCTCGAACGCCACCATGAAAGTGGTGCGTGAGCGCAAGCGGGCCATGATGCGCTGGTTAGCCGAATCGGAAGTGATGAACGAACAGCACGACCTGGTGGTCTCGATGAAGGACTGCTGGGAAGCCAGCACCTCCAACCCGGTCAATCGTCGCAATGAGATGATGACCCGGATGCGTGGCTTTGAGGACTACTCCATCGAAAAGGGCCATGTGGGGGTGTTTTTCACCTGGACGGCACCAAGCCAATTTCATGCCTGGGCACAGAAGCGTAATGGCCGAGCGATTGAAAACAAGCGGTATAAAGGCGCCACTCCGCGAGAGACGTGCGCCTATCTGGCCAAACTGTGGAGCCTGACTCGCGCTGCGCTCAAGCGCAACGATGCCCCTGTCTATGGCTTTCGGGTGTGTGAACCACACCACGACGGGACACCACACTGGCACATGCTGCTCTTTATGCGTCCAAAGGATAGGGCACGGGTGATCGGCATCATGCAGCACTACGCCCTGAGCCATGACCGTGAGGAGCTAGTGAGAACACCAGTCGCGGCCCCCACCTTTACCGATTTTACCCCCCGCTTTGACTGGAAGCTGATCGACCCGGCCAAGGGCGATGCAACCGGCTACATCGCCAAATATATCGCCAAGAACATCGACGGCGCCTATGTGGGTGATGACGAAGAGGCAGGAACCGATGCAGATGTGGGTGCGCAACATGCTTGCGCTTGGGCCAGTTGGTGGGGCATTCGCACCTTCCAACAGATCGGTGGCGCCCCGGTCGGCGTCTGGCGTGAGCTACGCCGCATCAGTAACGCCAAGAAAAATGGTGATCTGGTGGGGCCCCCCAAACCCGTGCTGCAAGACCCTGTCTTTGAGGCCGCCCGCTTTGCTGCGGATAACGGCATCTTTCGCTGCTACCTCCACGCCATGGGGGGAGCCCTGGCCACCCGCATAGAACATCCTATCAAACTGGCCCACCTCATCGAGGAGAAAGCCAACGTTTACGGCGAGGACATCAAACGCCTGATGGGCCTGCACTCAGCTCGCCTTGGTGTGCGTACTCGCCTTACCGGTTGGGAAGTGGTGCCAGCAGGCACCTATGAGGCAGCCAAGGCCGCCGGGGGTTCGTCTTGGGGTGTAGGTGTTCAGTCGGGCGACAGCCCGGCTCCTTGGAGCTCTGACAATAACTGTACGCAGCCAGACGCTGCGGCGTTTGCGGATCAGTTGATGGCAGAGCAATGGGGATTATCGCCCTTCTCCATCGACCGTCTGCGGGCCGGTGCCAGCGTCACGGCAGACGGCTTCACTCTTTGGCTTGAGAACGGCCAGCTGCAGGCGAGCAGAGAGGGCAGGCCCAACGATGCGAGCGCCAGGCAAGAGCAGGAGTGGCAACGGGAAGAGGCGGCTAACCTGCAAGAGCGGCTAACTCACTGGAAATCCAGCATCAAGGCGGGGTTACTCTGCGGAAAAGTCGGCATCGATGAGTGGTTTGACAGCATAGCGGATGCAGATCTGCCGCTGGCCACGCAGACATTGGAGAAAATACTCACGGCTGAGGCCAGAGGAGCACCTGATACCTACGCCAACGATCCACTGTTGCGCAGCCTGGACCAACTTATCGCCGAGTTGCGCACTGACGAACTGACGAGGGAGGAGTACTTTTGAACCACCGACAAGCCACGATCAGCAAGACGGAATACCGAACCCTGGACAATCGCGTCACCTGCCTGCTGGCATGGCCACCCCATGAAATCAGCGCCTGGGTGCAGATGCTGCAGGGTCACCAGCAGCAGATAGCCTGTTCCATCTTGCGCCGCCGTCATCCACGGCCCGCACAACTGAACCTGCTGGCAGCCGGTGAAGAGGTTCCGGATCTGTTTCAGGTCAACCGGCCGACAGTGCCGGTCACCTCTGCCGATGGCCGCCTCTTGACCAAGGTCCATGCTGTACCAGGCCTAACCCCCGTCGTGATCGACGTCGACGGCACCATTCGCTGTGTCAGCTCGGGCCGCACTCTCTGGATAGCACCAGGTAGCCTCATTGACCGAGCAAACCCGGGCGCTGCCGACCAGCGTAATCCACTGTACAAGCCATCGCGGCACCAAGTGGTGGCTGACCATCGTCAAGTCAGAAAAGAGCGGAATGAGACAAACTACGGATAGGGAGTCACTCACGCATGTAAAGCAAGATAACCACAATGAGAAAAGCCACCCTAAGGTGGCTTTTCCATACTAACTTTTGCGCTCAGGTCCGAAGAAGTCTGAGCCTTGATGGGATAAATATATTGTATAGTTGACACCGGTGTCAACTGATCAGCAAAATTTTAATAAATGTGAGGCTTAAGTGATTCTGGAAGACTACATATCGACTGAACGGCTAAGAATCTACACTGATATTCTCAAGCTGAGACCTGACGAAGCACTTGGTGGTTACAACTGGAACAAAGCGCTATGTAGCGCCATGCAACCACTGATGCACTGCCTAGAAGTTACCTTACGTAACAGTATAGACCATGCTGTTCGCTCAAACTCTCATTCAGGGGTATCAGGCTGGCGTACTGATAGCAACTGGATTTTTGACCTTCCACGGTATATGGGAGATCAATCTTTCATTCGCCAGAACAAACGATACAAGAAAGACAGATATGGCAATCTACTGGATGGTAAAGGTGGACGCAGCTTAAACTACGACAGAACAGCATGGGAAGAAGACTCTGTCCGTAAAGTTAGTCAGCGAATCAAAAAAGCAGGAAAAACACCTGACGCAGCCAGGGTTATCTCAGGGCTTGACTTTGGCTTTTGGTCAAACCTGTTAACACCGGCGTATCAAGAGCCCCGTAACAACTCCCTTCTTTGGCCCCATTTGTTACCATATGTTTTCCCAGGCTTGCCTGCTGGGACTGGTCGACATGTGATCGAAAAAAAATTCGAGCGTATTCGTGAGATTCGTAACCGCTTGGCACACCATGAAGCTATCTGGAAGTTTCAATTTGAGGATCCGGCTACAGGAAAGCCTGATTACACAAACCCAGTTTATGGTCTTAGCTCTTCATTGGGATTACTTAAGAGAGCATGGGACGACATGCTAGAAGCGTTGAGCTGGGTTAGTCCCACACGCCACGCTGCGTTTTTGTCTGAAGGACACCACAAGCGATTCGAGACTCTAGCCACGAAACATGGACTACTAAGCTTTATCGGGCGTACACACATACCAAAACGACTCAACGCTCGTCGCAGTGTTAAACATCTTCTTCGCAATTTAGAAAATGGCCACATAATAAGAGTCACGGATAGATCAAGCTCCAGTCGCACCATTGCGATAATCGGCCCAGATTTTATCCGCCTGTAACCTGTGGCTTTCGCTACAGCGAGATTACTCGAATTGTGGAGATGCATATGAGTGGCCTTGTATGCTCATATGCTTCCTCTATGAGTTTTATTGAACCCCAATACCTTTCAATACCATCTGCCGCCCCTCTGGCGTCAGCGACCCCATCAGGCTCAACACCAGCTGGTTTGTGGTCTTGGCCGAGGGGCTCAAGGTGTGGGCGAACGACAAGGTGGCCACCCAGCTGTGGCCACATTCTGCATCTGTGCACTGGCAATAGAGATCGGAGACATCATCGCTCAGCTTGTTGGTCTTGGTTATGCGGCCCCGCTGGCCACACACTTTGCAATAAACCCGCATCACGTCCCCCTTCCCCATAAAAATCAACGTACTATTTTGCCATATCAAACACTGTTTGTTTATACAGTCACGCCCATTGTTTCCCGAAAATCGACCATAAGGGAGCGAGGGAGTCCCGCGCTGTTGATGGCATCCTGGATAAGCTCGCACAACGGCAACACCTCGTTCCTGGCATAGGTGGCGTCGTACTTCTCGGGGTCACCCAAACCACCGCCGCCATTGGTCGGGATGATACCCGCCAGCGCCGCCGGAAACCGGTGGCTGGTCAATACGTCCTGGGCGGTGATCCCCTTGATGGCCGCAAACTCATCCTTGGTCGCTATGTCCCCCACCGGGATCAGCTTGATGCCATCCGGCTTGCCGTCAGGGATGTTCACGAACATGGAGCGGAAGTTCCCCACCCCCTTGCTACTGGCGATCATCTCCTTCATCTCGGCCTCGGTGTCGTCGTCCATGTTCGGGTCGGTGGCGTAGAAGATGAAGCCCATGTGGGCGCCGTTAAGGAAGTATTTGCGCCGAAACAGGGTGGCATCCTGGTTGAGCAGGGCCGACTGCAGGCCTCCCAGGTAATCAGGCATTCCGTAGACCTGCTGCTCGGGGTCGTACTGGGCCAGCCAGATGACATCCTCCGGTTGGTAAATCAGGTTCGGCTTGCCCTGCTGCAGGTAGACAAAGCAGTCATCTTCCCGGCGGCGTAGATAAACACTCGAGAGCGGGTGCAGCCCCACCACCTGGCCAAAACCATTGCGAATTTTAAGCAGCCCCGCATCGCCAAACTGCAGGTAGTTGTGCACGAACGCCGTGATGGTGGCGCGCTGGTTGGTAAAGCGCCCCGCCACCATGTTGCGCCGCGCCATCAGGATGGCCCCGTGGTGGGCATTGGCCCGGGCCACCTTGGCCAGCCCCTTGCGGTCGATGGGTGGCTGGTAATACTCGCCATAGGGGTTGTAGAACACCCCGGTGTAATTGGTCATCCAGGCCGTGGGGTCGATGGCTTCGGGCATGCTGAATGCCACGGCGCCGCGGTTGGATGAGGCGGCCACCTGGGCCTGTGGCTGTTTGCGTTGTTTGGTCATACGGCCTTCTTCTCTTGACTGGTTGCCCAGGTGGATTTGCGTCTGCGGTGGGTATCGAGCGGCTCGTTGGCCACGGCGTGGGCGATGGCAAAGAACACGTCGGCGTGTCCGGTCACGTTGTCGCGCGCCGCGCGGAACGTCATCTGGCCACCACCGGTGGTACTGCGCTTGATGGCCAAGAACGCCAGCGGGATATCCCTGTCCGAGCTGTCCCACTCGATGCGGTTCGCCTCCACTACGTCGATCATCTTGAGTACCAGCCGCGACTTGCTCTCGATGCTGTAGTTGATGGGGTGACACACACCTTTGAAGACTGGCTTCAAGAGGTCATAGACCCCGGCACCGATACCGGACACATCGACCCCCAGATACGTGACCCGAAACTTCTTGGCGATGCGCTCTATCTCCTGGGCCTGAAACTGGAAGTTGAGCCCCCGCCAGTAGTGCTTTTCCAGCACCCGGAACCG